ACCCAGGTATAGCGAGTACAATCTTAAACAGTTCGAGGGCCGTGGAGCGTGTCTTGACTACGTTTTTTGGAACAAAGCTGAGCTGGTTGAGCAATTGTATTCTGTTCACATTGAGGATGAACATGGTAATGACCTCAAAACGTGGGCTTTTTTCTGTGAAGGAAGAAATATCGAACTACTCGACACATAAGTGGAGATTTGACCCCCCTTTGTTAATTTTTTTCATTTTTATAAATTAGGCTGGTAGTGGTAGAATTTAGCATAAGTTACTGTATTTATTTAAGAAACACTCTACCGTTCCTGTTTTGTTCAATGGTAGAGCATGGTAGACTAGCTAATTTTTCGCAGTTTTTCGCACTTGGCACGCGCGACCTTTTTGTGTTTAATTTTTTTAAAGCGGTAGACCCAAATCTCCACTATAGTAAAGCATGACTAGAAAGAAAACAAAATTGAAAGACTCCATGGTTATGCCAGCTAATGGTAGGCCAGAGGAAGTTAAGGTAGGTTACAGAACCATAAAAATAAAATATGTCAGACCTGATTTTATTACGGACGACATGACAGACAGTTATGGTGAGTATAGGGCCAGAGAGGGTGTAATTTATATTCAAGACCAGCTGGTGCCACAAGAGCGCTGCAATACCACATGGCACGAAATCCTGCATGCGATAGTATATATTTATTCTCTTAACCAAGCGAACGGCCCACTCAAGGAAGATGACGCAGAAGAATTAGTAGTAAATACAATATCTAATGCGATGATGGGAGTATACAGAGACAACCCCTGGCTGTTAGATATGCTTAAAAAACATTTAAATGAGATCGATAACTGAAGATATACTGCAATGGTCTGAAAAATATCTTGAACCAAAGAATGAATATTTGGGCAATGTTCCCGTTTGTCCATACGCCAGGATGGCTAGACTACAAAAGAAATATAGAATATTGGAATGCCATAATTTTGTTGAGTTTCAAGATAAGATTATAGAGGGTGCAAAGCTAGCGAAGGACCCAAATATACAAATAGTCTTAGTTGGTTGTGATGATATTGGCTATGATACCGAGGAACTAAATGCAGTTATAGATATACTAAACAGGGTGCTAGTCCCCCAGGATATATATCTCATGTGCTCACACCCATACGATGGAGAAGAGCCAGAGCCCATAGAGTTTTTGGAGACAGGTGACTGGGAGCCAGACAATGAGTTCATGATGGTTTTGATACAAAAATTCGATGAGTTAGAAAAAGCTAGTGACAACTTACGTAAAACTGGATACTATGACAACTGGCCTTCAGATTATTATGAGGGTACAGTTTTAAAACGACAATCCTATAGGAGATACAGAAATGCCAGAACATAAATTAAAAATGGTTATGAAGGACGGAAAGAAAGTTCCATTCTTTGCAGCCGACGGCAAAGGCAAGATGAAAAGAGGCGGCGCCGTTAAAAAGAAAAAGAAAAAAGCTACCAAGAAACGCGCTATGAAAAGAGGCGGCGGCATGGCTAAACCAAAAATGATGGGTGGCGGAATCATGAAAAAACGCGCTATGAAAAGAGGCGGCGGTATGATGAAGCGAGCTATGAAAAGAGGCGGCGGCATGATGAAGAAAAAAGGTATGTAATGACCAAACTTTGTCCAAGAGGAAAAGCTGCAGCAAAGCGTAAGTTTAAGGTTTATCCTTCTGCTTACGCAAACGCCTACGCGTCTAAAATTTGTGCAGGTAAAATAAAAGATCCTTCAGGTGTAAAAAGAAAAGACTTCCGCGGTAAGAAAGCAAAAGGTGGTTTGATAGAGGCAACTAAAAGATTAAAAGCTCAAGGTTTAAAAAACGGAGGCTTTGTTGCAAGAGGTTGTGGTGCTATCATGAAGGGTAAAGAGAAAAGAACAAGGATAGTTTAAATGTCTGGTCACAAAGGACTAGATAAATGGTTCAAACAAGATTGGGTAGATATAGGCTCCAAGAAAAAAGGTGGGGGCTTTGCCAAGTGCGGTCGATCAAAACAAAAAAAAGACGCTAAAAGAAAATATCCTAAGTGTGTTCCAAGAGCTAAAGCAAACAGAATGACAGAAAGTCAAAGGCGTTCTGCTGTGTCTCGTAAAAGATCTAAAGCACAAGGTGTTGGAGGTAAACCAACAAACGTTGCAACATTTAAGAAAAGAAAAAAAGCTGCTGACGGAGGCTATGTTGGTTCTTTCATAGAACTAAATGTTGATGGTCAAAAGGTTGGCAACCCAAGTCTTAAAAAATATTACGAAGGCATGATCTAATGGCTGATCCCAAAAAAGGGACTGGTAAAAAACCAAAAGGTTCAGGAAGGAGATTATATACAGATGAAAATCCGAAGGACACTGTACGTATTGCGTTCGCGACTCCGCAAGATGCCAGGAAGACTGTGGCGAAGGTCAAAAAGGTTTCTAAACCGTTTGCTCGCAAAATACAAATCTTAACAGTTGGCGAACAACGTGCTAAAGTTATGGGCAAAAACCAAGTAGTTAACATATTTAAACGAGGTAAAGATGCCATCCGCAAAGCACATAACCGTAAAAGGAAAAAAGTATAAGAAATCTCCGCTGAAAGACTCACCATACAAACGTAGTTTGGTAAAAGGGTTGATGAAAGCTAGAAGAGATGTTAAAACTGCATTAGACAAAAAGAACGCTAAGTCTGAGCGCAACGCACGTAACCGTGTGCAAAAATTCAAAGTATTATTAGGAGAACGCAGTGGCAAGAAAAAAAAGTAGTATGCCGCCTAGAACGAAGAAGTATTTCAGGCCCACCAAAGCTGGTGCTGGTATGACAAAAGCTGGTGTTGCAAAGTATAGAAGGGATAACCCAGGATCTAAACTAAAGACAGCAGTTACAGGCAAAGTTAAACCAGGTAGCAAGGCTGCAAAGAGGCGCAAATCTTTTTGTGCTCGTAGTGCAGGGCAAATGAAGAAATTTCCAAAAGCTGCTAAAAATCCTAATTCTAGACTCAGACAAGCTAGGAGAAGGTGGAAGTGTTAAAAAATATTATTATTGCTATAGGAATAACCGTACTTTTTTTGTGGGTATTATCAAGTTTGATGGGACCAGTTCTTGCTGACGTCACTGGTGCAGGTGCTACAACCAACACACAATCAACTACAGGATCATCAGCTACAAACACTGCAATCACTGGTGGCTATCACAGTGAAGCAACAACAAACTATCAATCAGGCTCCTCATCATCTACAACCACAAACAATTCAACTACAAACAATAACAACAGCTACACTGGAGACACCAGGACTGTGCCGTCTGCATCAGCTCCAGGTATCTCCGCAATGTCACAAGATCTTTGTACTGTTGGTGTAGGACTAGGTATTCAAAAGCCATTAATTGGTGGCAGCATTGGTATTACAAAAAGAGATATGAACTGTGAAAGAATGAAACTGTCCAAACTATTATTTGATTTTAATATGAAAGTTGCAGCCGTATCTATACTCTGTCAAGACAGCAGAGTCTTTTCAGCTATGGCGCATGCCGGCACACCATGTCCATTTAACGGTAAAATTGGTGATGAAGCACTCGATGAATGGAATAAATATGACCAACAAAGACCAGACTATGAAGAGTATGTGTCAGCGTTAAGATATATGGAAGAAGTAGACAATGAAATATTGGAGGATATGGATGCTAAGGATAAGTATATTCTTGATAGCAATGGTGAGCCTACTAATATTCTCCGTCAGTAGTGCAACCGAGGTAATTTTAGAAGATACACCTAACGTTGGTGACACCACAACTATCACAACCATTACATCTGGTAATCCTGCAACCACTGGTAATTTAGTATCACAATCTTTTAATGATGGTAGTTGGGTTGGGACCATGTATCCAGACAGTTCTGATATCAACGAGTCTACCTGGCTGACTGGTAAGCACGGTAAGTATGCAGAAACAACAATAGACTCGGACGATCATTTATCACTAGAAGAATTACAATTAGGTTTTACATCTACCTTTGGTGCACAGATACGGTGGTGGAACCCTGTCGAGTCAACAGTCACACTTACACAAACTGCAACTAACGGTGTTGACACAACAACACAAAGCACAACGTTCCATGATACAACAAACCACAACTACCAAACCAATCCGTACTCTAATCAACTCACACTTGCACCAGACGCACAAAACCAACACGGCACATTAACTGTAAGATTTAGTTTTGATATACAGGGTAATAAAAATTATAACGGTGGGCATGCAGGCGTGGATGTGCGGGACCCAGTGGTCACTGTTGATTACAATACACTGTCAAGCACAACGTCCACTAGTGTGGTTTATTGTTGGCAAAAGAACCCACCGACATGTCCTGGTCAAGACGAGATAGAAGACGTGCAAGAGCAACTAGAGCAGTTTGAGTTGATGGAGTTTACAATACCAGAAGATATATTTACAGAGCCACCACCTGAGATTGAATACACGTTCAATCCTGTGTTTGAGTTTGAAGAGGAAGTAGAAATAGAAGAAATATATGATTTGATGCCGACTGAATTTTTTTTTGAAGATGACTATTACGAAGAAGTTGTCATGGAAGAATTTATTCCGGTCGATGTTGTCATGGTTGAAGAGTTAGATTGGAATGATTCTAATGTAGAGCTTTTTGATGAACTACCACCACTAGAGATGTTTGAAGAACTGCCTCCGATGGAGGAGGTATACATGGAAGAAATAGTTATGGAGGAAATGTTTGCAGAAGAATTTACAGAAGAGATGCAAGAAGAGTTTATAGAAGAAATCTTTGAAGAGGTTGTTATGGAAACAGAACCTGAACCAGCACCGGAGCCAGAGATTGTAGAGGAGGTGGCGATGGTCGAAGAAAAACCAGAGATGGAAGAAATAAAAGAAGAGCCAATCGAAGAGGAGATTGTAGATGAAGAAATTACAGAGCAACCCAGTAGCGAAGAAGTTGTTACAGACGAACCAGCACCGACAACAGAGATTGCCGAACAAGAAGAGACAATCCAGGAGCCAACTCAAGAACAACCTAGCTCAGATGTGGAAGTTGATTTAGACATAAAAGTTGCAGCCATAGAAAAGGCGATACAAAGTAAGATAAAGAACGAAATGCAGAGAGTCAGTGTCACGCTCGATGTAGTCAATGAGATTGTGTCACGTGAAATATCAGCGCAGGCTCCAGACATCTCTAGTTATTTCAACACAAATGCTGCTTTGTTTGACACGCGTCAGCTGCCTGGAGGTGATCCAAATTTCTTCCTACAGGCCAGTCTTGCAAGCTATAACAAAACCATATATGCTACGCAAGCAAGCATTGCAGGCACGGATCCTGTGGTTCAGCATGAAATAAAAATGCGTGAGCACAAGAAGAAAACTAGTGATGCATATAGAAATCTTATGGAGTTATTAAATGCAAGAAATGTTCAGTAAATTATCATCCTACGCTGCACTACTTGGCGTTATTGGTGCTATCGGTGGTGGCTTTATGGCCTGGGGTGAGTTCAATAATCGTATCGCACAGTTAGAAAACCAAGAGTTTGTAATTAATGAAACGGTTGATTTATCCACCACAAACGAAAAGATAGAAACTTTAATCAAAGCAATAGAGGCTGTCAAAGCAGACGCTAAGATAAACGATGCAGCTATTAAGTTTCTTGATGCAAAACTAGAAGAGTTGAAAGCGTCATTAGATAATCCGTTGTTGTAATGAAACTATCGGACGCAACACAAATTTCGCTCCCGGCTCGTAACCTTTTAGCCATCCTGGCTGCAGTTGCGGTCGGCACCATGAGCTATTTCTCGATAATTGAGCGCTTAAATACCATTGAAACAAAAATACAATTGATGGAAAAAGATTTAGAAGCTGCTAACAATTTCATTGACGGTGTCCCCAAAGGCGCCATGGTCAGTCCACAGGTCCAGGAGCTCTACATGCTCGTGGAATATCTTGGCGAAAACGTAGACAAGTTAAAAGAACAGATGGAAGCAGAGATACCAATGATATTAAAAAATGACATGGTTATACAGTTTCATGAGGAAAGACTGATAGACCTGGAGGAAAGAAAGAATGGAAACCATTAAAGTTGTATTTGCAATACTCATGATACAAAACGGTTCGACAATTGAGATGGTGCCGACTGAGGGTCTGAGCGACTGTCTTAAGCAGAAACGTATTATTTCTAGAAATATCGGAGAAGAACAGCAGGGAATATACATGCAGTGCCGCGAGGTCACGGCATCTCTCTACGAAGACATGGGCCGACTTAAAATTAAAAAAATCATAGAATAAACTTGTAATCAAAAGTAAATTAACTTATTTTTACATCATGGGTTTACCCAAACAATTATCAGAACAACAAAAGAAATTTGCGGAGCTATTGGTCTACAATGAAGGACGTAAGACACCAACTGAATGCGCTTTGGAAGCAGGTTATGCTGAAGGGTCAGCACATGTACGCGCGTCTGAACTCCGCAATGCAAACAAGTTCCCACTCGTCGTCAAATACATTGGCGAGCTCAGGTCCGAAATACAGAAAAAATACGAGATTACTTTTGAAAAACACATCACAGAACTCGGTCGTATACGCGAAGAGGCTCTTGCTAAGGGAGCTTTCAGCGCAGCGGCGAATGCAGAAGTTGCTAGAGGAAAAGCAGCAGGGCTATACATCGAGCAAAAAATAAGTCTGACTGGTAAGATAGAGGACCTATCAATAGAAGAGCTCGAGTCAAAAATGAAAAAAATATACGAAGATAATAAAGTTTTGATTGAAGGAGAGATCGTTGGCGAGGAAGAGTAAACTATTTGTTGAGCACATACCTGGACCAAAAAAGAGAACATCTATTGGTCAGAGCGTCAGGTCCAGACCAAAAAACAAACAAAAGCGTAGAAATTTCAAAAAATACAGAGGACAAGGAAAGAAGAGATGAAAAAAATAGATCTATCTAACCCAACAGATAAACAGCTGAAGACTGGTTATTTGAACTATAACACCAGCATGGTGGTGCAACTACTACAGAATTTTTGCAAAAGTCCTGAAGGTGCCAACGCTGGGGTGATGTTGGTCCTGCCGGATGGCAGAAACCCAATGCAGAAAGAGTTCAATATCAAAGAAATTAAGCTGGTTGAGAACAAACTTATCAACGCTGCAGAGAAGTATCGGTGCGTTATCCTAGTTGAATGATTAAAAAAGCAATAAACATATTGTGGAAACAGAACCCACAAACTGATATAGCACAAGACCCAGACCCTGCAGATTTGTCTGTTGACAATGCGTATAAGACAAGATGGATCTGGTATCACACGATACTAGCTCTTGAGCTGCTCGTAATTATCATACTTTTGACAGCGATATTGGTAGCCATATCGGTAAGGTGATTTACTCTGAAAAAAGAATCTAAATTTTGGCAAAAAGTTAAGAAACATACCCCGAACATAACGTGGACAAGAGTAGAATCTTGGGCCTCTTTTGGCTTTCCGGACCTGGTTGGATACACTGAAAAGCGTGGTTTTTTTACAGTTGAGCTTAAAGTAACAAATAGTAAAAAAATAACCTTCTCACCACACCAAATAGCGTTTCACGTGAAACATCCTACTGATACCTTTATCTTGCTTGAGACCCCCGTTGCTTGTGCCCCGATACTTTATCCAGGATCCATGATTCGACAGCTTGCGGCCCACGGACTTGCGGCTCCGGGTGCTTGTGCGCTTGCGGATTGGAGCGAGCTTGAGCCTCGCTTGCTGCTTAACCGTAAAGCAGGAACATCCCCAGGGCCACGGTCCCGCAGTAAATAGACAAGGCCAGCCAAAATTTAGTGTTTTCCATATGCAATATTCTTTACTTTCTTATCCCAGCAGGCCCGGCAGTCCCGGCACTCGTTATCTTGATCAGGCGCCGGGCATGTCGTATGAAATACACTAGTCACAACGGTTGACGTTAGCGGCCAGCTGTTCGGCGCTGGTCCGTCCACTTTCGTGGCGCTCAATCTAATAGTTAAGTTTTCAGGCACCCGTTCCACGGGTATTTTTTTCAATAGTCCAGCTTCTCGAGTCGGTAGCCAGTGTTCAATGTCCGGCGTCATTCTACATACCTGGAAGATTTTTAATAAATGTTTTACGCTTTGTATGTCCCCTGAGTCATGCCACCTAAAATGGCGTGACTTCCTGGCGTTGATATCCTCGGCCATGGTCCGCGCCCAGTCCGGCCGGTGAATACTGGCCAGGCGTTTCATCATGGCGTTCATGACGTTTGGGAACCGGTAGCGCCCTTTTAATGCATAGCAGCCATGGCACGTGGTCCCCGGCACCTGGGCCAGTTTGCTGCCCGTCTTGCAATGGATGGCCGGTAAATTATAACTGTAGCCCGGCATCTTGCTGGGCTTGCTTAGCCCGCCGGTGATCTCTTTTCTTTCTTGTGCATTCATTTTAATTTTTTCCTTGTCTTATTTTCCCATAATGAATTATTTGAATATGACTTGCAAGAAAATTTTTATCTTTTTTTTCTTTTTCTGACATAATTTTGCCACAATCTTTTGGTATGCTTGCGGCTCCTGGGAGGGCCCGCCCGGAGTGCCCCAATATAATTTTTTGTTTTCTCATAGTAGTAATAATCCTCCTGTCATTATATCTATTATTAAAACCATCACCGCCACGGTGATGCCTATTACGTATAGTATAGCTGTGTCCATTAATGCATTTCCTTCCTGTCAATGATAGTTACGCCATGAAACCAACAAATATTGGTCGCGGTCCGATATCCTTTTTGATCTAGATCATAATAAGTAAAAGCCAGTTCATCGGTCTTTGTAATCCAGGCCCTTGTGTTATCGTCGTATACGCCATGCCTGATGATCATCTTATTATATTTCTTAGCGTTGTAAGCAATCCGAAATATATCGGCGTGTTTTAACTCTTCTAATAATGGTTTGATTTGTTCATTTTTAAATTTCATAATCAATCTCCGCTTTTCATTTTGTCGTTGTCATAATATTCCGGGAAGTCTTCGTCAAAATCTTGCTCCAGGATTTCTCCATCGCAGTAAGATTGTCTTCTGTCAAAATTATAATCGCCTGAATAATATTGAACGTCACTATCAACGCTTTCAATTTCGACTTTGTCCCAGTCAATTTTTACATTTTCTAAAAGTTTGTCCGCCGCTTCGTCTTCATCTTTTGCTAAGACTCTAAACGTTTTTTCAACCAGGTAATGTTCCGTGATCCGATAAACTTTTTTCCCGATGTCTTCTCTTTCGATTTCTAATTTATCTAGCGTCATTGTGTTCCCTCCAAACGTATTGAAACTCAACGCCATATTTTTTTATAAATTCATCATAGTGCATATGTTCGGCGTCTTCTTGCATCTTGATCATTTCATCTGTGCTGCTCATGCTGCTTGCTCCTTGTTAAGTGATTGTATCATTTTATCCCATAACAAGTAAAGATAAATCATGTCAAAACTAAGGCAAGTTATATATAAAATTTAGTTATACTTTGCCTTAATTCTGCCACACTTGTGTGGTAGCGGGACCCACCCACCCCTAGTAGTGTTGCAAAAATGTCACGCTATATGTAGCTTGTGTATTATGGGAGGGCCCGCCCAAAAAAGTCGTAGGGGTCCCAAACAAAAAGCAAACAAGAAAAACAAAAGCACCCCCCACCCCCGGTTTTGTCAGGTAGGGGTCCCAGTATGTGTATATATAGTTTGATTTGGAGATAGATATGGGCTAAATTCATTTTCAATGTTTCAAAACAAAATCGCAAAAATTTTGCGCAAAATTTTTTCAAATGCTAAGTCCAGAGCAAATAAATAATTTACCACCAGACGCTAAAAAAGAATATTTGAAAGCTATGCTGCTTCTTGATGAAAAGAAGAAAGACAAAGCAGTTCGTGAAGATTTCTTGACTTTTGTAAAATATATGTGGCCTGATTTTATAGAGGGCGAGCATCACAAGATAATGTCTGAAAAGTTTAACAAGGTTGCAAGTGGCGAGATAAAAAGATTAATTATTAATATGGCACCAAGACATACCAAGTCTGAGTTTGCATCAAACTTCTTTCCTGCTTGGATGATTGGTAACCAACCTGATCTAAAAATAATTCAAGCCACGAACAACGCTGAGTTAGCCGTGAGGTTTGGTCGTAAAGCAAAATCTCTAATGGACACGGACGACTATAAAAAAATATTTAACACAAGACTCAGAGAAGACTCCAAGGCTGCAGGTAAATGGGAAACGGACCAGGGCGGTGAATATTATGCGGCGGGTGTTGGCGGAAGCATCACGGGCCGTGGTGCAGACTTACTTATCATTGATGACCCACACTCGGAGCAAGACGCGATGAACATCGCATCGTTTGATCGTGTGTATGAGTGGTATACATCAGGACCACGACAACGTTTGCAGCCAGGCGGTCGTATCATTGTTGTGATGACTAGATGGAACGTAGCTGACTTAACAGGTAAATTACAACGTGCACAAAAAGAGCCAAAAGCAGATCAGTGGGAAGTAATCGAGTTTCCTGCGATCTTGCCTTCGGGTAAACCAGTCTGGCCTGGATATTGGAAAAAAGAAGAGTTAGAAGCTGTAAAGGCATCCGTAAGTATACAAAAATGGAACGCACAATACCAGCAAAATCCCACGGCAGAAGAAGGATCTATTATCAAAAGAGAGTGGTGGAACCTGTGGGAGAAAGAAGAGCTACCACCATTGCATCATGTTATACAGTCCTACGATACAGCTTTTATGAAAAAAGAAACATCAGACTTTTCTGCGATTACAACCTGGGGCGTGTTTTATCCAAGCGAGGACAGCGGACCGGCGCTTATCCTGGTTGATGCCATGAAAGATAGACTGGAGTTTCCAGAGCTCAGGCGCGTTGCAAAAGAGCAGTATGATTATTGGAAACCAGAGTCTGTGATAATCGAGGGTAAAGCATCAGGGCTGCCATTGACCTATGAAATGCGCAAGCTGGGAATACCAGTTATTAACTTTACACCTAGCCGTGGAAATGATAAACATACTAGAGTGAACTCTGTTGCACCGTTATTTGAAGCGGGGCAAGTCTGGGCGCCAGACGCAAAGTTTGCTGAAGAGGTTATAGAGGAGTGCGCTGCATTTCCACTCGGTGAACATGATGACTTAGTGGATAGCATGACTCAAGCCGTAATGAGATTTAGACAAGGTGGTTTTGTTGATCATCCAGATGACTATGAAGATGAAGCAGTATCACACGAACAAAGAACGTACTACTAAGGAGGTGACGTAAATGATAATTAACCCAACAATGTTAAGAGGACTAGGTTCTTTGATAAGTGGCATATTAGGATCATTTGCTGTTGATCAAGACAGAGCAAGAATTCAAGGCCCTGGACGAGGAGCAGAACGTATAGAGGGAACTGCACCTCTTATACCAGTAGAAGTGCAACAGTTAGAAAAATCACAACCTGTGCTTAGTCCAGAGGATATTCTTTTGGACAAAGAAGGTTTTCCTGTAATGAGAGACGAAGACTTCATGCAAAGCGAATTTGATCTTCCGTATATTTTAACTCCAGGTGGAGGCAGACCAGAGCCACAACAACCTGCGGATATGGATATTCGAGATTTGTTGAACATGCTTTTTAATAGAGGATAAAATGGCCATAGAAAAAAACACGGACACCATGCCAAAAGAAAATATTCTTTTGGATGAAGAGGTAGAGGTTGCAGTTCAACCAGAAGAGTTTCAAGAAGGCGGTGCTGTCGATATTGAAATGACAGACGATGGCGGCGCAGAAATAAATTTTGACCCACGAGCACAAGCCATGGAGGGCGGACAGTTTCACGAAGCAAACCTAGCAGAGTTTATAGAAGAAGACGTTTTACAAGAACTCGCATCAGAATTACAAAACAGTTATCAAGAATACAAAAGCTCCCGATCTGATTGGGAGGATGGATACATGAAGGGCTTAGATCTTTTAGGTTTTAAATATGAAAACAGATCAGAGCCGTTTCAAGGTGCAAGTGGTGCAACACACCCCGTTCTTGCAGAAGCGGTTACACAGTTTCAAGCACTAGCATACAAAGAACTAATGCCAGCGAACGGACCTGTTCGCACACAGATTATCGGTCGTATTGACTCAGAAAAAGAAAAACAATCGCAACGTGTAAAAGATTTTATGAATTACCAGTTGACGACTAACATGAAAGAATACGAACCAGAGTTTGATCAAATGTTGTTTAACTTACCTCTAGCAGGTTCAACTTTTAAGAAAGTTTATTTCGATTCTGTTCTTGGTCGAACAGTTTCTAAGTTTGTGCCTGCTGAGGACTTGGTCGTGCCATACAGTGCAACATCACTAGAAGATGCAGAAGCCATTATTCATGTTGTAAAAATATCAGGTAACGATCTACGCAAACAACAGGTATCAGCTTTTTACAAAGACATCGAACTAGGCGAACCTGCTTTCGATACAAACGACGTTCAAGATAAAAAAGATAAGATAGAGGGAGTAACTCGAGCCGCGTCGGCAGAGATGCACACTCTTTTAGAGTGTCACGTTGAATTAGATCTTGAAGGGTATGAAGACAAGAACATGCAGACAGGAGAAGAGACCGGCATCAAACTTCCATACATTGTTACTGTTCATGATGAAACAGGAAACGTTTTAGCAATTAGAAGAAACTATTCTGCGATTGATCAACTAAAAAGAAAAAAAGAATATTTCGTACACTTTAAGTTCCTACCAGGACTTGGCTTCTATGGGTTCGGCTTAATCCACATGATCGGCGGATTGTCTAGAACTGCAACTGCAGCACTCAGACAATTACTAGACGCCGGCACCTTGTCAAACTTACCAGCCGGATTTAAACAAAGAGGCATCAGAGTTAGAGACGAAGCGCAGCCGTTGCAGCCAGGCGAGTTTCGTGATGTTGATGCTCCTGGTGGAAACTTACGTGATGCGTTTATGCCGTTGCCATTCAAAGAGCCAAGCGGCACGCTCCTTCAATTGATGGGCGTGGTTGTGCAAGCAGGGCAACGTTTTGCATCAATCGCTGATATGCAGGTCGGTGATGGCAATCAAGGCGCAGCAGTGGGCACGACAGTAGCGCTCTTGGAGCGCGGATCGCGGGTTATGTCAGCTATTCACAAAAGATTGTATCAATCTATGAAAAGAGAGTTTATGCTGATAGCAGATAATTTTGCAACTTTCTTACCAAAAGTCTATCCATACGACGTTGTTGGTGGACAAAGACAAGTCTTTGCGGCTGATTTTGATCAAAGAGTAGATATCATACCGGTCGCAGATCCAAATATATTCTCACAAACACAAAGAATAAGTTTAGCACAGACAGAATTGCAGATTGCAATGTCAAATCCTGACTTACACAACATTTATCAAGCCTATCGACACATGTATGAAGCTTTAGGTGTCAAAGATATTGACATTTTGTTGCCACCACCAGCTCCAATGCAGCCAATGGACCCTGCAAGTGAAAATATTATGGCTTTGAACAACAAAAAGTTTCAGGCTTTTGCGGGACAGGACCATCAAGCTCACATGAAAGCACATATTCAGTTTATGGGCACCATAATGGTGCGAAATAATCCAAAAGCACTTGCAAGATTGCAACAAAACTGCATGGAACACATAAATTTGATGGCACAAGAGCAAATTCAGCTAGAATTTGCACAAGAAATGCAGCAGATGCAACAAATGCAGCTTCAAATGCAAGCAATTGCACAACAAGCAGGCCCAGCAGTGCTACAAAACCCACAATTTATGCAAATGCAGAGACAAATACAGGCAACACAACGGTCAATGGAGGCAAGAAAGTCACAATTGATAGCAGAATTTACTGAAGATTATGTAAAAGCTGAGAAACAAGTTCTCAACCAGGTTGAAAATGATCCTGTATTGAAACTAAAAGACAGAGATTTAGACTTAAAAGCTAGAGAGGCACAAAGAAAAGAAGAAGAAGGACAACAAAAAGCAAATCTTGACATGATGAGATTAATGCAAAACAAAGATATTGCAGAGGAGAAACTAGATCAAAACGACAAACACGCTAAACTAAGAGCCAGCGTGTCCTTAGCAAAGCAAGGTATCGATGAGATGCAAGCGGTTGTTAAGGAGACAAACTAATGGTCAAATCTTTTAGAGATAGCGGAGAGTTTAGAGAATCAAGTGGTTTTGGCCCACTAGGACCGGGTGGAGGCGATAAAAAACAAAAACAGAAAACACAGCAGGATGCGAAAGATCTCGCATACGACATGGACACCTCTAAGTATGAGGGTAATTTAAGAGATGTAATTCAAAATAAAAATATTGAAATTCAACAAAATCGACAAAGGGTCGCACAGAGAATTGCAGAGGATCCGACTAGAGCAGGGTTTAGAGGTTTTTTTCCATCAAGAACTGACATAGAGCAGACTAGAGAAAGATTTGCAAACTTAGGTCAAGCCATAACTCCAAAAAATATAGCTGGAGGCATAATAAGCCTTGCAACGGGTGTTCCGTTTTTAGGTAATTTTCTTTTAGGAGCTCTTGCACCACAAACGGCTCAAGCACAGGATACCACGGGGTTTGCGTTAAACCCAGACACAGGAACTTTTCAACAGTTCAATCCTCTGACTCAAGAATTTATTGCAGGCACAGATTTTGTATCACCAAAATTCACACCGGATGATGACCTTGTTAAAGGTGATATTAATATTGTTGACAGACTTGCTGATGCCATAGCAGCTCCAAATATAAGCACTGGCATCAGAAGCTTGTTTGCACCTAGAGGCCTTGGGTTACCTGAAGACTTTTTGGACCAAAGCGCTGTTGAGACACAACCGCTATCGACAGCACAACAAACCATACTGAGTGAGTTAACAAAAGATTTACCTGTATTTGATGACACAGGCATGCCTGTGTCTATGGAGGACATGGAAAAAGATTTAAATAGAATTCTATCACAACCAGAGATTACTTTCACTACACCCGAGATAGATCCGGGAGTAACTACAACTACACCTGTAATAGATCCATTTGAAACAATGACTAATTTTTTCGCTGAACAAGGAATACTACCCGACGAAATGCAACAAGAGTTTGACGACAGGCTAATCGAAGCCTCTTTCATAACACCAGTTCAAAAACCAACAACAAAAGGTATACCCATGGACCGAGCTCTAGAGGCGATGGGTATCATAGAAAGTGGTTCAACTCCAACAAACCCTAATTTTGTAAAAGGTGATTTTATGGTTGATCCAAAATTTTTTGCAGGTGCTGGCGCAGTCAGCGCACCAATTACAAGAGCAATGTCATTTGGTCCTTTTCAAATTCAACAAGGGACTTTTGAATCTCCAGGATACGGGATAGACGCTCAGGCAGGATTACCAGAGGGGACAAATTTTGGTGATGTCATAGGTGATTACGATTTAAGTAAACAAGTTGCGGGTAATTTAATATCCGGTTTTCAAGAGGCAGGTGAGAGTGGAAAGTTTGGACTTAATCTAGATCCGCTAGATGAGGGTTTTGTATCGCCCGAGGCTATTGCGGCATACAACCTTGGTCTAAAAGGTATATCAGAATTTGATAATCCACTTAGCGCTGGTTACTTAAAAAAAGCACCAATGCAAAATCTTTTATCAGAATTTGGTTACTTAACTGATTTATAATATGGCTATTTCTAGACAACAATTAAGCAAAACAACCGACAGAAAACGTGGAAAAGTAGCCAAAGTCATGCGAGAGTTTAAAAAAGGTAAATTAAATATTGGCAAATCTAAGAAAAAGGTTAAGAATAGGCGACAAGCGATAGCGATTGCTTTAAATGAAGCAGGGATACGTAAGAATGATCGAAAAAATAAAAGAAAAAATTAAACAAATCATAGATAGCATAAAAGAAAAGTTAGGCTGGTCTTAAGTGGGTATTCCATTTGAGATGATCACCATGCTTGGCTCCACTGTGCTTGGTGGTGTCATGAGCATTTGGTCACAAAGCATAAAAGCAAAACAAGCCGAACAAAAGATGCTACTTGCTCGAGCTGAAAAACAAGCTGAAATATTCAAAGAAGCAAGAGAATATGAAAACGTCGGCTTTCAGTGGACGAGAAGAATTATCGCATTGACTGCTATATTTGCGATAGTTGTTCTACCAAAAATATTGCCACTGATTGATCCACAAGCTCAAGTAATCGTTGGTTACTTAGAGTTCAAACCTGGGTTTTTATTCTTTGAGGGGAAAGATGTAATGCAGTGGGTTCCTATGGCACATAGGGGCATAGTTATAACACCTCTTGACACTAATTTAGTGTCAGCAATTATTGGATTATATTTCGGTGGTAGTTTGGTCAAAAAATAGTTGTCAAAAGACAAAAATCCTCTTGACGAGTTTTGGGAAGGTCTAGGAGACAAAGATAAAAAGCATGTCAGAAGCTATAGATCCAGTAAACGTAATATACAAATTCAAAAAAACGATGCAGGAGCAACTAGACGCTCTCGTCCAAACCCTAGCAAACGGGGGGATTGACAGTATGGACGAATATAAATATATAATAGGTAAGATCCATGCGATCGACTTAATGAACCAGGAACTCTCTAACCTGCTACAACCAAAGGAGCCAGACGACGATGACGACAACATCACACGCATTAGAAGATAAATATAACGCAGAAGAAGACGTTAAAAAAATAGTAGAGCACTCTAAAAAAGAACGTGCTAAAGAAAACCCAGAGAAAACAGATTTAGAAAAACTGCCAAACCCAACAGGTTGGCGTTTATTAGTTATGCCGTTTGCTGTTAAAGAAAAAACACAAGGCGGTATTATTATTGCACAAGAAACACTAGACCGTGCACGTGTCGCAACGCAAGTTGGATACGTGTTGAAGATGGGTGATCTTTGTTACAAGGACAAAGATAAATATCCAACAGGTCCATGGTGCAAGGAAAAAAATTGGGTGATTTTTGCAAGATACGCAGGATCACGCATGCAGATAGATGGTGGAGAGATAAGATTATTAAACGATGACGAAGTCCTTGGGGTCATAGATGACCCTGAAGATATTCTTCACGCAATGTAACATAGAGGAGGAACTATGCAGGACGAAACAAAAATAGATGTTGGCGAAGCTAACGAACAAGAACAAGAAATTGATCTTGATGCACCAGCACCAGAACAATCACTAGAAGAGGAGATAAATGTTGAACAAGTTGAAGACAATAATCAGCCCGCTAACGCATCTCAGGAATCTGATGAGCAGTTGGCTGTTCGAGATGAGTCGAACGATAAAAAACAAGAAAAAAAAGAACTAGAAAATTATAGCGAAAGTGTTCAAAAGCGAATAGCTAAACTCACGCACAAAATGCGTGAGGCAGAAAGACAGAAAGAAGAGGCCATAAAATACGCTCAACAAATTAAAGAGCAAGCCGCAAAAGTTAGAGGTCAATATGATTCTCTAGGCAATAGTTATACGAAAGAGCTAGAGGCAAAAGTTCAAACAGGAATGGACGCCGCAAAACTAGCTTATAAGCAAGCTGTTGAGTCTCAAAACGTTGAGGCACAAGTTGAGGCACAAAAAGCCATAGCACAAATGGCTATGGAAGAGGCTAGGCTAAAACAAATAAAACAAGTTCAAGAGCAAAGAGAAGCTCAAATTGCTGAGCAAAAAGAGAAGGTGGTTCCACAAGAAACTGTTGATCCATACGCTCAAGCAGCTCAACAGGTAGATCCTAAAGCTGAAACATGGGCTAGTAAAAACCCTTGGTTTGGTACGGATAATGCCATGACTTACACTGCTTTTGACATACATAAAAAGCTAGTTGAAGAAGAGGGCTTTGATCCACAATCTGATGATTATTATTCTGAAGTGGACAAAAGAATAAGACTTGAATTCCCACATAAATTTGATAGTGTGGAACCAACTACATCTGAGCAACCAGCTCAGACTGTTGCAAGCGCAAAACGTCCGGCCACTGGAAAAGGACGCAAGAAAACTGTGAGACTCACACCGTCACAGGTAGCAATTTCTAAACGATTAGGTGTGCCACTCGAAGAGTATGCGAAACAATTAGCCGCGAAGGAGGGATAAGCATATGGAAAAAGATAAAACAATAAAAACTTCTCGCGCGAGTCAATCGAGGGTCAAAGAAGAAAGACCTAAAGTATGGACTCCTCCATCATCACTAGATGCACCGCCTGCGCCAGACGGTTACAGACACAGATGGATACGCGCAGAAAGCATGGGCTTTGATGATACAAAGAACATGTCTGGCAAGATAAGATCTGGATGGGATTTAGTAAGAGCTGATGAATATCCAGGGACTACCTATCCGACTGTAGAAGAAGGTCGATACGCAGGAGTGATCGGGGTTGGTGGCCTTGTGCTGGCAAGGATACCCGAAGAGCTCGCAAAGCAACGTGAGGCATATTTCAATCAGAAAACTGCTGATCGTAATGAAGCTTTAGAAAACGATGTCTTAAAGGAACAGCACCCAAGTATGCCGATCAATCAAGATCGACAGACTCGTGTAACTTTTGGTGGTACAAAGAAGAACTAATTATTTAGTAATTCCTATCCACTGCTAACAACAAACCTTTAAGGAGGACAAAAATATGGCAAATAAAGATGCCCCTTTTGGTCTAAGACCTATCGGTAACACTGTTGGTAGTTCTGACTTTCAGATGACGGAATATTTAATTCCGGACAACGAAGCGACATCAATCTTTCAGGGAGACCCTGTAGAGATCGATGATAACAATGCTGGATTTATTGCTGTTCAAGAAGCAGTAACAA